TATCCCAATCCAATCCCAACTCTTGCGCTACCGTCTGCCGGGATTTAATACCCATGCTGACATAGATTTGATTCGCATTGGCCGCTCCCGCCAAATCCTGAACTTCCAGCTGGGGGGCTGTGGCGGTGATATCAACATGGTCGAGAATCTTTAACGGCAGCCGTCCGGCGTCAATGGCGTTTTGAATTGCCGCTTTAATGACCCTGACAAACGGGCGTTCGTAGAACTTTTGAAGCCGTTTGCAATGCCGAAGAAACGGCGATTCGGCGGTCATTGATGACGCATAGTTGTTGTTGCTGGCATCTGCGCTAACTAGCCATTCGGGCGCGTTGTGCCGATTGCCGGCGCTCCGCAATAGGGCTTGGAATATATTCAGGTGAGCATCGGGATTTGCAGCGGAAGGCGGCGGCACATAATTCATACCCTTCGGTATGTCGATGAATGTGCCGGATTTGATTTGCTCGAAACTGGTTGCCCTTTGAGTGACAGGGGAATAGTTGGCATAGTCCGTGTTAGTGTTGACAAATGTATCGACCTGATTGAACGACGCGGCGTCATGTTGTCTGACACCGGCGATAGCGGCTTGAACGGCGGCCCCTTCGCCAAGATTGTTTCTAAGTTTGCTGGCAACCATAAAGGCGTCAAGGGTGTCGTACGAGAAATCCGTCAGGCCCCGCTTGATGTTGCGGGGCACATTCACCTTGCAATGAACAATCTCATCGGCCGGAACATCCTCGCACGCCATGGCGCTATCGCCACCTTCGCCACCCGGCGCAATATAGGAGACTGAATAGCTGATGACATTGCAGACATCATCGGGGTCGGTTTTGATGCCGTAACCGTAGTTTGCCAGTTGAGAGCCCGGTGGCATGAACACTTGCTCGGGCTCGATGACGCGAACCATCATGCGGCCATTGTTCTGCGGAAACAATCGCAAAAAGAACTCACCATCCTGCCGACTTCTGGTAAATAGTTCCTGCTCCAATTCCGACCAAGCGTTATCATCAATGAATCGATCAATTGCGTCTTGAATATCAGTCAGCACCTTGTCAGGTATTTCCCTATTGGGCTTGGTCACGACATCATATTGGTAGCCGGTTCCAATCACATAAGAACAAAGCCCGTTGAGTAACCCTTGGGCATTTGGGGACATTGTGGCAAGCAGACGGGCTTGAGCCCTGATGAGCCCTAGCTGCTGTTCGGAATACCAGAACGGAAAATTGCCGCCCCAACGGCGATCTGTCGGCTGCGTGATTGGATATGCCAGGGCGAAGCCATCTTTGTAGCGGGCCAGCAAATCGGCGTATGCGGTCAGCCAATAGTCCGTGTCCGCATAGGATTCATTCAGTTTGGCGGCTCGCTGAAGCCGCTTGAGTCGTATCTGTTCCTCCAATTCTTCCCGTTGTTGGCGTAAAGTAGGAGACTGTTCGGCTTTGTAACCGATCAAGCGTTGCCACCAGTTCATGCCTTGATCCTCCGAACAATATTGTTGGCGCGCCCGTTATGCACCTCAATCATTGACCGCAACGCCATTTCAAGCGCATCCGGCCCGTCATCATGGTCAGATGTCGGGAAATCTCGCAACTGTTGTACCAACAGCTTGGTTGACGGGCACCCCGCCTTGAATCGTATTGATCCCTGAGAAATATAGGGCCCAAGCCGTCGAATCCTGATGGTTTTTGATACCGTATTGACAATTTGCATGACCGGCATTGGCATACCCGCGGCAAGTGCCCTTTCCTTTACCTGAACAGCCAGCAATTCTTGAAACTGGTTTGATTCAATCGCAATCGCATCGGCCTTGAATGACTGTTGGGATTCAAGAACGGTTCCAACAATTTCCTCGCTATTGCGCCTGGCAAGGTCAGCCTGACAGTACAGTATGCCATCTCGGTCACGCCCCAGCCGCACTATGGCGGAATAATCACCGTGTTTGCCATCCCGGCCCTTTGACGGGTCAACGCCAATGGTTTTCAATGTGATTGTGTTTGGCCAATCATCAAACCATATGTCACGGCTGAAATACTCATCCGGCCATTCGGTTCCACCACCACTCCGAGGTGATTGCTGATACAAGGCTGAAAATTGATATTCCCCAATCGAGGCCTTAACTCGGGTCAGGTCATCCAATGGGAATCGTTCAGGCCAAAGCGCGTCACCCTTATTACGGTTGTCATATTGTGTTATTTCTCCATCGGATATGGCAGGAAATGTAATGACTGTCCATTGGTCAGCCGTCTTGTTGCTGTCGGCGGCTTGAATCAGTTTGCCGGCCAAGTCCTCGCTATGCCATCGTGTCATGACCAACAGTATTCGGGCATCAGGCGCCTGGCGGGTATACATTGTTGATGTGTACCAATCCCAGGTTGTTTGCCGATAGATAGATGAGTCGGCTTCCTCACGATTTTTGACGGGGTCATCAATCAAAAGCCACTGACCGCCCATTCCGGTGATTCCTCCGCCGACACCGGCTGACCGATAAACACCACGATGGCCCACAATTTCAAACAGGTCTGAATTGCGGAGATAGCTGCCAGCAACGGTTCTTGTATTTTGATTGTTTAACCGAGTGTTAGGAAACAAATTAGAATACAGTTGTGAATCAATGACCCGCTGAACATCTCTATTATTGCGGCTAGCCAAATCCGCTGAATAACTGGAAGCAATAATCGACTGGTTTGGATTCAATCCGAGCAGATATGCCGGGAGTCTGCGGCTGATCAGCTCACTTTTTCCGTGGCGTGGAGGCATTGAAACAATGAGCCGCCGCAATGACCCATGGATCATTTGCTCAACGGCATTCGCAATTTGTAGATGAAACCAACCCGGCTGATATTCGGGCATCGTGTAACGGCAAAAATCAATCAGGTTTGTTCTGGATTTCCGACGCCTCAGCAGTTCGGTCGCCGCCGCTGGAGGCGATGGCAGCAAGGTCGTCATCGGTCAATTCCTCAGCCCTCATTGATACGGTGACTTTGGATTCGGTCTTGGTTTCCAAACGTTCAACATATCCACGGCCCTTGCCCTGTGTTTTTAACAGAAAACATACCGCCCACGCTTCACCTCGGTTAACCGCCAATGCCAAGGCGGACTCGGCATTATCAACCATGGACTCACGGGCATCCAAGGCAATTTGCAGCAACTCCGGATCCGAGTTCACAACCTGGCTGATATAGCTGCGTGCCATTCCAAGATTTCTGGCAGCCGCGGAGATATTCCCCATGCTGCCCTTCAGCGCCGCAATCAATTTCCGTTTCGATGCCTTGGCCATGTTTTTAACCTGTCAGATTTCGTCAGGGTTTTCGATGACATTCACGCAATATCTTCGGAACGGCCCGAGGCCAAATAATCTTGTGATGAATACGAAAATCAGGGCTTCCCTCGATTTGATAATTACCTAGGTCTCCTATCTGAACACACGATGGCATATACATAACCGAATAAAATGATTTGATATATGTGCCGCTATCTAGATATGCCTCAGTTAATCCGCCAGACTGTTTTTGTGTAATCTTTTGATTCAAAGCTAATGCCAATACAGTCAAAAATAGTTGACCTCGGGATCCTAATGTAACATAGGTCGTTACGTCATCATTTAGACGGGCCACATATTTGAACGGCCTATCAACTGAACATAGAAACGAGTTCATGGCTTTTCGCCGCATTCCAATAGCTTTTCCAGTTTCATGGAAAATACTGGTTTTGCCTCCAATGAAATCACCGCCTTGGGCCATTGCAATTGATGTGATGATCGGGCAACTTTCGTAATAATCAATTAGCGCCTCAAGCGATTCCTCCATGGTTGTTTTTATTTTCCAATGGCCAAACTGCATATTTTTGTCGATCATATGAAAGAAAACAGAATAATCGTCATCCAATACCATGAAGTATTTGCACCCTACTTTTCGAGCAAGGTCAAAACACGCGTTTCGAGCATATAGTGGCGTTCGATAATCATTGAAATTGTCGCCGCAGTCTGTTGTTTTAGAAACTTCCATTTTTGAAAACGTCAACAACTTATCCTTAAAGTTGTTCCGATATTGGTCCAACTGCTGATC